CTCATCCAGTATCAATAGATTTGTGTTTGTTGAATTCTTTAGTTTTGCAATTTGTCTCCATGTGAACAGTAGAGCCAAATCAATACGCATCTTTTCACCTTCAGAGAAGTTGGAATAACTAAACTCATCACGGTGCCTAGATTTGATTGTTTCTTCAAAGTTCTCATTCAGGTTAAAGTTAACAAAAAAGTCCATTGCTTTTAGGTACTTGTTGACAAACTTGTTTATGATTGGCAAATACTGTTTGATAATCTTAGTCTTGATACCATTATCCTTCAACAAAGAAGCTGCATACTCATGGTAGTGTTTATCTACAGACAGATTTTCTTGTTCTTTTTCTAATTTGGCCAAATCCAATTTAAGCTCTTTTAACTTTTCATTTTCATCTGTTAAGTTGTCCTTGCGGTCACCCAACTCTTTAATTTCTCTGTTCAGTTTAATAATGTATTTGTTCACCGCGGAGATTGTGGAGTTGTGTTTAACCACCTCATTGTTGTGTTCTGTTATGTGTTTGTTGATAGCAATTATTTCATTTGTTCTGGTAGTAAGTTTTGCCATTTCTTCTGTAATGGATTTCAATGCACCTTCTATTTCCGTTTTCTTATTCTGCTTTTCTTGTACCTGAGAATTTTTCCATTCTGTGGTAATTACTTGTTTACATGTAGGACAGTCATCATTGTGTTCATAGAATTGAACATCTTTTTCCACCTTTAAATATGTGGATGACATTTTAGCTTCAACCTGTACAAACTTTTTGTATCGTTTTTCAACATCCAATTTGTCAGTGATTTTGGTGGATAATTTTTCAATATGTTTACTAATCAGTGAAATATCTTTTGTCAACTTTGAGTTAATTAACTCATTGTCTACAATTTCCTGTTTCTTTTTGGCAATTTCTTCATCATTGTTTTTCTTATGTTCTTCGATGTTGTGTTCCTGCAACAGTATTTTTTCATTCACCAGTTCAAGTGCATACTTTGTTTTTGTTGTGGATTCTTTGATTGTCGCCATTCTTTCTTTGATTAGACCATTCATTGAAGTGAAAATTTGAATATCCAACAATTCTTCTATGATAGTACGCCGGTCAGCTGGTGACAATTGCATGAATGGTACAAAAGATGCCGATCCGAGTATAACAATTTGAGTAAAAGATTTGAAATTAAACTTCAAAATCGATTTTTCTAAGAAATCTTGATAATCTTTAGCCCTGGCATCTTGATTTACCAGAATAGAATTGCAGTAAATTTCGAATGTATTTGGTTTAATACCACGAATAATCTTGTATTGTTTTTTACCAATAGTGAATTCAACTTCAACTACTGCATCAGAGTTGTTAATTGAATTTACAAGATTTGGTTTGTTAATCTTACGAAAAGGTTTACCAAAAAGACCAAAGCACAATGCATCAAGAATTGTACTTTTGCCTGCACCGTTGTTGCCAATAATCAAGGTGTTTGTTGATTTATTGAGTTTGATTTCAGTAAACGTATTGCCCGTGGACAATAGGTTCTTCCATCTAATCGTCTGGAAAATAATCATGCTTGTTCTAAGTTCAATGCCTCAACATAAAGTTCTTTTAACATAGTCTTTAGTTTTGTGTTATCGATGCCAGAGTTTTCCAATGCATCAACGTATTTGTTAATGATGGTTATAGTATCCTCTGCTTCATCTATCTTATCATCTTCTACACCTTCTGTCAAGTCTAAAGCGTCTTCAATGATGGTAATATCGAGTGGATTTACCATGTAGAGTTTGTTCATAAACTGGTCGAACAGATATGGATTGGTCTTATTGACAGCAACCACTTTGACATAAGAACCGGCAAACTTACTCAAGTCTTTTGCCATAACTTCTTGGATTGTTTCTGCTTTGTCATCATAGACAATTCTATGAAACATCACATTTGGATTTTTTATGAAAGTAAGTTCTTTGCTGCCAAAGTCAAAGATGTGAAAGCCCCTGTCATCACCATAATCTTGCCAAGTAAGCTCATACGGGTTCCCGAGATAATATATGTCGTTAGCATTAGATTTATGATGATAATGCCCACTAAAAGTGTGTGTAAACTTCCTGAATAATTCACGATTCAATCCTTCTTCAGATGGCATGCCACGATGCATGGCAAAACCTGCAATTTCAAAATGTCCCATGCATATCTCTGCATCGGTTTCTTTAAGTGTGTCCATACTATCTTCATAATTTTCTGCACAAATCCAAGGCATCATACAAACTTTATGAGGACCAACATAGATGTTTGATGGATGGTCAATCACATTAATATTGCCATATTCCCTCAATAACAAATCTACCGAGTTAACGTCATTGGTGTTCTTGAAATATGTATCGTGGTTGCCCGCCAACATATGTACATTAATACCTAGATTGAATAACTTCTCAAAGAACATTTCTTTTGTTCGTTTGAGTGAGTAGAAGTTTACATATTTGCGTCTATCAAACGTGTCACCAAGAATAAGGACAGTATTAATACCGGCACTTGCGATAGCAGGAAAAAATGTTTCATTATAAAATTTTTCATAGTAATCCAAAAAGTGAACGGAGTCATTCCTGGCTCCAAAATGTTGATCCGTGATTATCGCTACTTTCATATTCGCACATTACCCTATCTGTAAGTCTCGCAATTCTTTTGCGGTATTCAAACCCTAACAAACTTGCCTTGTTGCCCTCTGCGTAAGGAGGATTCTTACCTCTACTTGTATATTGTCCGGCAGTCAAGTCTATAATCTTGTTTTCTTTGTCCAATGCCCACCAATGCCATACACCTTCATAGTCTAAAGCTTTATAAGTGTGCATTGCTTTATAACCAAATATTTTATATAAACAACCAGTAGCATTATGGCAATGACCAAATAATGGATTGGTGGAGTTTTTACCCCACCATTTCCTAGGTAACAGGTCATAGGTTAAGTTTTTAAGGATTAATCCAGAAATTATACCAAGGTTTTTCTCATTATAATCTAAAAGGTCCATGTTGTCAAGCAATTTCTTCTTTAGGATTCAAGAATGCCTTTTCCGCAAGTGTTAATGCCAAATCACCCTCAGGTTCCAAAAATGCCTCGATACCTTTTGGTTTTTTGGCATTCTTTTTATCGGCCTTTTTCTTGGATTGGCCAAGTTCGTAGACTTCAATAAAATCTGCAATGTTATCGTACAATTCAAACTGCTTAGTGCCTCCTGAATCTAAGTCCTGCATCTCATACTCATCTAGGATACCCATCTGAGCTGTAGACTTGTACTTGATATATGTTTGCTTTTTTTCTTTCTGTATGCGTCTTAGGAATGCAAAGTATATAATCTGTGTGAAGTATGCAAATGGATTGGAAGACTTAGCTGGATTGAAGTTCTCAAAATACATTAGACAGTTCTCAATACCATCAGAAATCATTTCATCTCTGTAGGAATAACTAATGAAATTTGGTTTATGTGATAGACCTTCGGCAATTTTCATCCAGCATTCACCAATATAGTTTGGTATTGGTTCTTTTGGATTTTTAGCTTTGCGTTCTTTGTATGCCAAAAGTTCTTGTAGGAAGGTTGCGTTGTTAATGTAATGTTTAGAGCTCATTCAAGTATACCAAAATATGTGTTGACAAAAGGGCTTGACTAATGTTAGTCTCCCGGTGTTGACCATTGAAATTAATGTAATACCTTTTCTTCTGGATCAAGGGCAATAAATGCCTTAATCATCAGGTCTTTAATTTTCTCAGGCAAAGGTTCTTCTTCATTCGCATTCTCAAGGAGTTGTTCCACAGAAGTTTCATAGTATTCGGCAAATTCTTCTTTTGGTGTTGTCATAAAAACAACATCTTTGGAGTAAATAATAACTTCATTTTTTTCTACAAATTGAAAGGGTAAGTACGGAGCTAAGGTAATGTGAGATGCTTGCCCACGAACTTGAACTTGAAATTCCATAGGATTAATTAAAAGAAATACACCATTTCTAATTTCATCAATGATGGATACAATGTCTGTACCGTCTAATAATCTGACTACTTTGATGTTATTCATTTTTTTAGTCCTATCTTGTAGGTTTTAAAAGGGAACTTCTCATCAGTATATATCTTCACTCTTTCAACGAAATGTTTCAATGTAAAATTCATATGTTTTTTATAACGTAAATCATCTGCAATATCATAAAGAGTTGCAATTTCTTTTCCTTCATTTTGCCTTAAACCTCGTCCAATTGATTGTAGGTTTCTTACTCTACTTTTAGAAGGTGAAGCAAAAATAATATTATGCAAGTTCCTAATATTAATACCAGTGCTAAAGGTACCAAAAGAAGCCACAACAATAGCGTCATTTTCCGTCTCCATAATTTTCCTAATACTCTCTCTATCGTCCGTTTCCGTTTTACCAGAAATGAAAAAAACCTTTCGTTCACCAATTTTTTCGGTGTTCTTAATCATATCATAGAGGATTTGTCCATGCTTGGCAACCATTTGATATAATATAAGTGTATTATTACCTAAACTAACCGCAAGATTCTTAATG